GGCTGGACTGATAGAGTAGATCAAACTAGCAAGGATGAAAAAATAGAAAGTCAACCATCAATAGTTTTTAGAGATTTCAATCCTGATGGCGAATGAAATACAAATAGCGAAAAAGTTTAAACCACTATTTCAACTACTAAATGACAATGTACACCCAGAAGTTGACACAATTATATTAACTGGTGGTAGAGGTAGTTCTAAATCGTTTAACGTATCCGTATTATCTTTAGTTGGTATTCAAGAGTATAATTGGAGAATACTCTACACAAGGTTTACAAATACATCAATTACAGATTCTATTAAGACAGAGGTAAGCGAAAAGATACCATTATTAAATTACGAGAATAAACTAATAGATAACAGTTATTCAATAGAAAGTAAGAATGGAGGTAGTATATCATTCAAAGGTATTAAGACTAGTTCTAAAGGGCAAACTGCTAACCTTAAATCATTATCAGGATTCAATTGTTTTATAGTAGATGAAGCAGAGGAAATACCATCTTATGAAACATTTAAAAAAGTATTTTATTCTATTAGGTCTGTTGATAAAAGAAACTTGTCTATACTTATTCTAAACCCAAGCACAAAGTCGCATTGGATATACAAAGAACTGTTTGAAAAGAAAGACATACCTAACGGATTTTGTGGAGTAGTTGACAATGTAATGTACATTCACTCAAGTTATTTAGACGTTAACCCAGAATACATACCAGAGAATATAAGAAGAGATTACGAACGACTAAAAGAAGATAACCCTGAAGAATATGAGAATATCGTTTTAGGAGGTTGGAAAACAGATGTAGAGGGGGCTTTACTTCCTATTTCAAGTTTAATGTTTGCACCTATTCCAGATATAGATAAAGATACAGTTGCAAATATTGCAATATCTGATCCAGCCGACTTAGGCAAAGACAAACTATCAACTATCTTTTTAAGAATTGTTTATACTGAAAAGAAACTACGTGCTTATGTTATTGATGTTGTACATAACTCAGGCATTGGAATTGAAGCAAACGCACCTATTATTATGGATAAGATTAAGGAGCATAAGATAGAAAGGATATTTATTGAAAGCAATGGAAACGGTGTCGCTCTAATCTATCAATTGAACAACCTAAACGATACAGAATGTCGTGTTCAACCCTACCATGAAAAAATGAACAAAGATGCTAAGATAAACGCATTTAGCCCATTTGTAAAAACTCATTTCATATTCAATGAGAAGTACAAAGAGAATCCTCAATATAAACTCTACATGGAGGATTTGAGTGCATATTCAACAGAAGAAGACAATAAGCATAGAAAGGATGCGATAGACGTAGCATCATCTGGAGCAAAGGCAATCAAAGTTAATTATAGTGATTTATTATTCGGGTAATATCCTATCAACAATACTATTTGCCACGTCTTCATATCCATTAGCACGAAGTATAGCAGCACTTTCAGCATCACGCTTAGTATTTTCTGACTTCTCTTTTTCATTTTCTTTTAGAATATCTAAATGTGAAAAGTCGTACTCTAACCAATTAGTAACGCCATCCATTTTGAAAGCCTTAGTAAATGATAATGCCATGTCTTGACCCTGTGGAATAATACAGTCTTGGTATGCAGAACGTAAACCCTCTGTGTAGTTGCTAAATGTACTTGCCTTATCTCGGCTAAATATATTTTCATTCAATCCGTAGAAGTCAATAATAATTTTAAAGTCTTGGGTAATTTCCTCAAACAACATTAAGTCTTTAGTTGGGTAAGACATAGCAGTCCAACTAACAGGAGTTTCAGAAATAATCAAATCTTTCTTTCCTTGCTGCATTCCATATTTAGACTTGTACCCCGCTTGGATTCTTTCTTGGTCTTTTACTTTAAGTCCAACACTCATATCTTGAGTTGCAACGCCTGACAATATACCCAAAGCAGCGTCATTGTTTATTATTCTATTTCTAAATCCTAAACCAGCACGAATGTTAGCAATAGGAAGTTTAAGCATTTCGATTGGGCTTATTCCTAGAACTGGATCATTAGGGTTAGAGTTTTTAAATATAACTAAGTCGTCTAATTCAAAGTTAACATCTCCATTTTCTGATGTCATATAAATACGCTCTATAATTTCTTTTAACTCTACTTGTTTATATATTTTTCCAGTTCGCTTAATTATTAATTCCGCAGTAGGTAGAACATACATTGATTGAGGTATTGGGCTGTTAACTCTATTTAAGTTGCTTAAACCACTTCCATAAGTATCATAAGACCAAGATAACTGCCTTATAAATTCATTTCCATTCTGTAAAGGGTTTGGATTCTCTAATCTAAAAACTGCTTCTGAATTATAAACCAACTCTTTTTTACCATTTACTAACTTATATTCTCTCCATCTACCATTTGCCATCATATTTGCCTTACGATTTATTACTGCGGATAAATGGGCGGTAGTAGTTGCTATTTCATGAAGTCCACCTATTGAGGTATCAATCTTATATTCTCCTTTGGCAAGTCCTATAAACCTAGCCATATTTTGAAAGTTTGTCTGCGTATAACTGTCTTTTCCTCCAAAAATGCTTTGGAATCCGTTTAAGATAGAATCTGTTAACCTCATATTTTTTATAATTTTTTACAAATATAAAGTTTTTTTACGTAAATTTGTAAAATTGTGAACGGTAATATTTATCTTTGAACGGTAATATTTATTTATAAGCGGTAAAATGAAAGAAGAAACTATAAAGCAATTAGAGGATAAGTTTGAGAAAATGAAAGACAACGAGATTAAACGTGCTATAAAAATCAAACTTAAACAAGTTAAAGAAAACGAAATAGTAAAGAAATGACAATAAAAGAAGTTTTTGAAAATAAGGAGTTAATCATTGCACAAAAGCAAAATGCAATTAAACATTCAGACATAACGACTGGATTAATCTCAAAAGGAGAAACTTCTAAAATGGAAATGTCGCCAAGTGATGACATATCAAAACTTAATGTTGAGTTAGTTATTAATACTTGTAACATAATCGACAGTCATATGGATTGTCACATCAACGGTTGCTTTAAAAAGTCTGTTCAAGAAACTAAATTATTCTACTTATTGCAAGAGCATGAGATGGAATTTAAATATATTATCGCTGATAGTATTAATGACAACTTAAAAGCGTCTTTAAAGTCTTTGAAATGGTCTGATTTAGGTTATAACTACAAAGGAAATACAGAGGGTTTAGTATTTGAAAGTACTATTTCAAAGAGTAGGAATGAATTTATGTTTAACCAATATTTAAAAGGTTACGTATTAAATCATTCTGTGGGAATGAGATATATCAAAATGTTTCTTTGTATTAATTCAGAAGAAGCAATTTACAGTTCGGAAAAGACTAATTGGGATAACTACTATCCTATGGTGGTGAATAAAGAAGTAGCAGACGAGAAAGGATACTTTTGGGCTGTTACAGAAGCAAAGTTTATAGAGGGTTCAGCAGTAGTAAGAGGTAGCAACCAAGCAACGCCAACACTATCTGTTAGTGAACAAAAAAATATTGAGCCGTCAAGCGACACTCAGACAAGCAAAGAAGCCGACAACTCGCACAATGTCACTTTAGAGCAAAAACCTAAATTAAGTATTTACAATTTTAATTAAACAAAAATGAAAAAAACATTTATAGAATTTCTTACGTCTAAAGGAATCAGTCAAGTAGATTTTGACAAGATAGAAGACGTTGAAAAAAAGTCTGGGTTATACAATGAATATAACGCTGAATTGAAGTCTTACATTGACGAACTAGAAAAAAACGTTGACGGTAAAGCGACTAAAGAAGATTTACAAAAAGCAATGAGCGAGTTAAGAACTGCTCAATTAGATCAAATGAAAACCCTTAATCAATCAATCGAATCTATGGGATTAAAGATTGTTGCAATGAACGAGGGAACAAAAGCAGAAAAAACAGAAACTTTGAAAAGTTCTTTGATTGCGAACGTTGATAAAATCAAAGGTTTGAAATCAGGTAAAGAAGGCTTTGAAATGACTGTTAAAGCGGTTGGAACAATGCTAGAGAGTACTAACGTTTCTGGTGGTAATGTACCAGTTGAGCAAAGAATTGCTGGACTTAACACAATACCATCAAGACGTGTAAGATTCTTAGACGCACTTTCAAGAAGACCTGCTAACTCTAATCTTATTTCTTGGGTTTACCAATCAGGGAAAGAGGGTGCTGCTGGAGGAACTGACGAGGGCGCTACTAAAAACCAAATTGATTTTGATTTAGTAGTTGCTTCACAAGCGGTTGTTAAAAGAACAGCATTTATCAAAGTTTCAACTGAGATGTTAGATGATATTGATTTTATCGAATCTGAAATTAGAGCAGAATTGATGAGAGAACTATTGAAAGATGTTGAAAGTTCTGCATTTAGCGGGAACGGTACTGCTCCAAACTTAAACGGAGTTTATACAGTTGCTACTGCTTTTGCTGCTGGTTCTTTTGCTAACGCAGTTGATAATGCTAACGAAGTAGACGTTTTAGTTGTTGCTAAAAATCAAATTGCTATTGCTGAACAAGATGCTCCTAACTTAATTTTCATGCACCCTACGGATGTAACTAAATTAAAATTAGTTAAAGTATCTTCTACTGATAAGCGTTATGTTGAGAGATTAGCAATGATTGGAGGAAACTTGTCTTTAGATGGTATTCCAATTGTTGAAACAACTCTTGTTTCAGTTGGTACTTACTTAATGGGAGATTTCAACAAAGCGTTGCTTTATGAATTGGGAACTCTTAGAATTGAGATGGGTCTTGATGGAAATGACTACACTAAAAACCTTAGAACTATTCTTGCTGAATGGAGAGGTGCGGTAGTTGTTAGAAACAACGACAGAACAGCGTTTGTAAAAGGTACATTTGCTACTGATATTGCTGCGTTGGAAACTCCGTAATAATTTAAACTAAAAAGAAGCCTATACAGAAATGTATGGGCTTTTTGAGGTAAAAGACTTATCGAAATGGAAAAAGAAATAATAAGACACTTAGTGACTGTCCTAAAAGAGTTCAACGGAAATAATATAGGCGATGAAATATTCTTGAAAGATAGAAATTTTAAAGACTTAAAAGCAATTGGCTTTGTTGAATTGAAAGAAGAAAACTTCCCTAAAATTAACGAAGTAAAACCTAAAGCAAAAAGAACTACTAAGAAATGAGCGTAATATTAACACAGTCAATGTTTGTCGGACAGTATTCTGTCCCTATTGGTGGTAATCCAGCGGTTGCTACTGAGTTTCAATCTTTAATTGACATAGTAGAAACTAGAACTATTAAAGAGTTATTTGGAAATACTATGGGTACTGCTTTCCTTGCTGATATATCAAGCGGAGTTCCACAAGATGCAGACTATTTGACTTTGTTTAATGCTTTGTTGTTAGAAAATCCTAGAACATTTGAAGACTATTCGACTGGTATAGTTGAAATGCTTAAATGCTTTGTTTACTTTGAATACTATACATCTACACAAGCGGATCCAAGCACACAAGGACTTAAAAAGATAGATTCAAGTAATTCAAAAAACTATCCTAACAACAGTCATTTAATGATGGTTAAATATAATCTAGGAGTTGCGAATTATAAAGTAATTCAAGAATATGTTTGCGATAATATGGAAACATACCCAGACTATAACGGAGTAAATAAAAATTATAGCACAACACTTTGATACAAATAAGAAAAATATTAGAGAACGCCATTAATTCAATAGATACTAATTTCTATTGGAAGACTGCTACACCTGTTTTTGATGATACGCCTACATTGATAGGTTACAAGTTGAATAGTTGTGATACGCTTCATTTGAGAAGAAATGCTACTATATTTTTAGCGGGTGAGGGTACTTTTACAATTGAGGACTTTAGTCTTAATGAGTGGGTTCAAATTGCTTTTACTGGCGATATTGATACGCTACCAAAGACAGCAACTACAAGACCTATTTACTTTGATTTCGGCACTTTGAAAGATACTGAAATGGAAAGGAGTTGGGAAAACAAATACAATGAAGCAAACTTACCTATGCTATGGCTTAGAACCCCAATAAGTTCAACTATACAAGACGAGATGTCTAGTATTGATACATTGGCAGACTTAGAATTTTTTGTATTAGATTATTGTTACCCAATTGGAGCGCCTGAGTTAAACGATAATACTAAGATATGGTTGACAAAGGAGCATCAAACAGAGGTTGTAGAGCCAATGGAAAACCTATTTAGAAAAAGAATATTACAATATTTTAAAGATAATCGCTCAATATTCTCTGATTTGACTGAAACTACCATAGACGTGCGAGGTCGGGTGTTTATTAGTCAAGAGGATGAAGACGGAGGGACAAAGACATTGTTTAATGAAAATTTAAGCGGGGTTCAGGTGCGAATGGAACTAGGCTTTAATAAAAATTTACAATGCAACTGTTAATTAATTTACAAACTAAAAAAAATATAAAATTATGAGTGCAATATCATGTACGTGTGAATCAGGAGTTAATGGCTTCGGATTTATTGATTGCTTTGGGAAACCGTCAAGAGTTGTAGGACTTGGATTCCAAAGTTTAAAAAGCGGAAGCGCAGACAACTATCTACAAGCGCCAGTATCTCAATCAGTTTGGGAGGGTTCTTTGTGGAACAAAACTGCATCTTTGAGAATATCTGTTTTAAACAATGTTAAAGAATACACTTCTGAGAGAGCAGATGCAGTTACAGAAACAATTGACGAAATCGCTTTATACCTAAAAGATGGTCAAAAAATGATTTCATTTACTGTATTAGGTGCGCCTTACAAACTTAAAGAGTATGTTGATGGTTTAAGATGCGGGAACTACGGTTTCTACGGTATTGGAGAGGGTAACCAATTGTTAGGTAGAAGAAGAGTATCATTTGATGAAATGGGATTAATTCCAATTCAAAAAGGTACTATTACCTCTAAAATAGTTGACGCTACAAATACTACTTTCTCAAAAATGATGGTAACATTTATGATTGATGAAAGATATGATGATAGCGAGTTTGTTTATATGCCACCAAGCGAAATTACTGCTGATTTAGAATTTACAAACGCTATGATCCAAGCAAATGCAGCCGCTGCTGTTGTAGATGCTACAAGTATTCAAATAAATCTAACTTGGGCAGCTAGCGGGTTAGTTTCTGTCGCTTCGGTTGAAGCGTTAGAAAACTTTGATACAGCATCTTTCTTTGATTTGTATAACAATACAACAAGTTCAGCAGTTACTATTTCTTCGATTTTAGAAACAAATCCTGGTATTTATTTATTAGGATTTTCAGCACAAACAGCATTAGATGACCTTACTCTTTCCGCAGGGGCATTAGCACCGTTTAATTTTGCCGATATTACTGGCTTAGTTGCTGCATAATGAAGTTTGGAAAAGTAAGATTGTACCCTGAAGCAATGACGGGTATGACTAAAACGGAATTTAAAAAGCAATTTATGGGAAGCGATTTCCGACCTTATTCAATTGATGAGGTTTGGGATGAGATAAAAAGCAAGATTCCGAAGAAATCTAAGTAAAAAGAAAAAGCCCTACTATTAATTTAGTGGGGCTTTTTTGTGTTAATTACTCTATATTATCAAAGTTCTTGCTTTCTATTTCTCTAAGGTTAGCACCATCTTTAAATATCGCATTATGCTTAGATAATTCCATTATAACTCTAGCCCTTTCTAATTCGTATCTCATTTGGCTATTAACTTGCTTTGCAAGGTTTGTTTGTGTCTTTGCAACTTCAACAGATACATCTCCGTTATTTAACTTTTCCATTGTATCAAATAGAAATGCGGTTAAACTTTTATTATTTACTGGTTTCATAATCTTAATCTTTGTTTTTGGTTTATATTATAATTTAATCTATTTAGAGTGTTGTTGAATAAGTTGAAATTTTTACTAAATAATTCTCTTTCACTACACATGAAATAAGCCTTTAAGTTAGATACATTTAGTTTAAATATGTATTCACATTGATTTATTAAGTATTCGTCAGTTAAAGTCTTTATAAATTTATCTTTTCTTTTTCTGTATTCTTTCATATTTAAGTTTAGGATAAAGTCCATACATAAACTTTGAATATGTCTTGAATGACCGTATCTATTAACCTCGTATGGTTTTCTAATGCTTTTGTATAAATTACTACTATCAGATGGTTCTGTTGTAATTTCTGTGTCAAATTTCTTATTAAAAGAATTATTTAGTTTTGTGGTTAAACTTTCAATTTCATCTACTGTACTTATGTAGCCAATAGGCATTAAATGAAATTCGTAATTTATTTGAACTACACCTAAAGGTTGCTCTATTTCCTCAATACATTGTTTATTAAAATATTCATCTTCTGATATTGTTTTATAAAATGATCCATCTTTTAAATATGTATCAATTTTATTTCTTTTAATATACATGTGGTCTGCATAAACTTTAAATATCCATTTGTTATCTTTATCCAATTCAAAATACTCTTTGTAATTGTTTACTTTTAAATAACCTCTATAACGTATTTCACTTTCCATGAAACAAACCTACAAACTATCATAAAACAAAACTACACTTTTTACATGAACGGTAATATATTTATTTAAGTGGTAATTTATTTTTTTTGTATCTTTGTATAATATGGCACTACCTACTGAATATTATACACCAACAGCATTGAGTTCATCCGTAACAGTTACGAGAGTGGACGGAGGATATTTATTTCAAATTCAAGGCGGAGAGCCTGTGAAACTATCTGATGCAGAAATTGAAAATGGAGGATTAGATAATTTTTTTTTAACTAATTTTAAAGGTGTAGTAAGTGAAGATAATACATCTACAACGCTATTAACCGCAGGAAATACATTTACAGGAGTAGCGGAGTTAAATAGTTATACTGATGTAATGGTAACGGTAGCAACCGACCAAAACGGAACTTTATATTGTGACTTTTCAAACGATGGTACAAATTGGGATACGACTTTAACTTTCAAGTATAATACAGCAAGGATAAACCCACCTCATATATTTGTAAAAGGAAATAGATATTTCAGAGTAAGATTTGAAAATACAAGTGCATCGGATCAAACGTATCTAAGGCTATACACTAACTACGGACAATTTAATAAACTAACCGCACCTATTAACGGTACTTTATCAGATAACTATGATGCAACAGTAGTAAGACCTACTGACTACAAAAGCGAGGTTGCAATGGGTAAAAGGCAAGGTAGAGAGCTTTGGAATAAGTTTGGATATAATAACGACATTGATACTGGCACAGAAGTTATTGCTAGTTGGGGTGGAACTTTCAACCCATTAACAACAGCAACGACTTTAAGAATAGTTAGCACAAGCGCAAATGACACAAGCGGAGGGACTGGCTGTAATAGTATTGTAGTTTATGGAATAGACGCAGATAGAAATGAAGTGATTGAAGTTGTTACTATGAATGGAACTACTGAGGTAATAACAGTTTCAACTTGGCTAGGAATAAATAGGGTAGCAATGTTTCTTTGTGGAAGCGGTCAAGTTAATGACGGAACAATAAATATTACAGCAACAACAGGAGGAAGTCAAATGGCACAAATGCCTTTAAACGGTGGAGTAACTCAACAATGTATATTTCACATACCAGCAAATCACAACTATTTGACTGAGTGGCTTTGGATAAACGTAATAAACAAAGGTAAAGATGCAGAGTTAACTGTTAAGATGTGGGTTTATTCAGCAGTAAGCAACGGAAAACAAGAAGTGTTTAAGGTGGATATAGATACAACAGTAACAAATGAGCCTATACAAGTCAACCCTAGTTTACCCTTTCCAATATCTGAGAAAACAGTTGTTTGGTTAGAGTGTACAAGCAATAAAAATGATGTAATAGTTAATGCTAGATTTAGTGGAATTTTAGAAAGAATTAGTTAATATGGCGAGATACTTTGGAAATACACTACTTGTAAAGAGGTTAAAGAACTTGTTAAACTTAGATAGGTTTAAGGCTTTTACGTTTAGTGTAGATAAAGCCGACACAAAGCATTTAATCATAGAACTAAACACACAAGAGCAGTTGTATCAAAAAGGAATAGATAGCAAAGGACGCAGCCTTAAATCAATTGGTGGCGACTATGCTTATGTTACTAAAGATATTAAAAGTCAATTTAACCAACCTATTGACAGAATAACCCTAAAAGATACTGGAGAGTTTTACGAAAGTTTCAATGTTAGGGTAACAAGTACAGATTTCACTATTGAAGCCGATACAA